ATCAATAGCAGCTTTAAACTGAAAACGTTGAGGATTTCCCCAATAAGAATCTGAAGCATAGTTAATTGCTTCTACTATACCATTTAATTGTTCAACATAGTAAGTATAAACAATACAAGAGTAAGTTACAGTCACATAATCTGGGATTGTAACAGCATAGAATTGTTGTTCTGGGATTCTGTTATTTAAAACACCAAAATTAGAATAAAAATTTTTAGTGTCATATTTTTTTTTCATTACCCCATATAAGTTAGGATAATTACCATCTAATTTATTTCCTAAACTTCTATTTTTTTCAATAGAATTTCTTTTAAACATAATAAGTGGAGCCATTATAGCACCATTTTTATCTTTATAATACCCATCACGTTGGGTTGATTTCCATCTTTCAGGTGAACCATATATAATAGGTACCTCAATTCTATTACCATTTTGAAGTACAAATGGTCGAATTACATTTTGAAAGTAATACATTACAGCCTCATCAATGTCTTGAATGCCAACTGTAAAAGGTTTTACTGTATCTCCTTCAAAACTATTTTGTAAAGAACGATTAGGTCCAGCAAAGTTAGGATTAGCCTTATTAGGATCTCCTAATAAAGCATTATTAGCCCCAGACAACTCATTACTAAGTTGTTGTTGAGATTTTGGGGTTGGTTTTCTTGACTGTGCCATTACATTCTTTCTAGGGTTATACCTACTTTATCAGCAGGAATATAAGTTGTTTGGCAAATTATAGAAACATTATAACCAAACTCATCTAAACCAGGGTTCCATAAAGGAGATGGTAAAGGATAAGTAGCACCTGCTGGGTTATCAGGTTGTGGTGAGTTAGGGTAATCAGGATCTTTGCCTACAAAATATTGAGCAGCATTTGTGGCTGTTACTTCATAATAAGATGTTTCGTATAATATTACATCACCAGGTTGAGGTACTAAATTAGCACCATATATAGTATCTTCGTTAAAATCTTGTAACTTATTTAAAAGATCATCGCGTAAAAATCTAAATGTAGGTTTCCAATTAAAGTTTACACCTAAATCGTCTGTTGACCATTCTTGGTCTGGGAGATCAATTAAAGTGTATAAAAGGATAGGGCCGTCATAGTATTTTTCTTGAGCGGCTTCTCCATACATGTTAAAATTTGTTTGAGACAATTTAAGCTTATAGAATGCAGCTTGTTGAGAAATAATGTTTCCCATCAACTCGCGGTTGACGTATCTAAACATTGAAATATCTCTAGCTTGTCCGAATAATGCCATTATCCAATAAAGATTGTCATTGGAGTTTTATTTAACTCATTTTGAGAAAAATCTGCTTCTGCTGCTCTTCTTTCAAGCATAGATTGACGGGAAGTTTGATCAAAATACTCTCTTAACCTTTCAATTAAAGCAGTTTTATTGGTTTGTGCAGATGTAGTTAAAGTATCACCATTTAAAGTTACTTCAGCTCCTGGTATTGGAATTTGGGAATATTTACTACGAACATATCCTAACATTTCTTTAGATAAAGCTAAAGTATAGTCAAATATCCAAGCCCTACCTATTGAATTAATTTGTGAATAAACTGGATTAGTGTAGGGAGCATTAGATACATTAGTAATAAGCCCTGCACCTAAGTCACCACTACCCGAAGCTAGTGAGTTTTCTAAACGTTCGTTTTTAAGAATGTATTGAAACCAATAATGAGCGCCAGTATCACCTTCTGTAGGGCAAGGAAATATTCTTAACTTATTATTTATAAGTTGAAAACTGTAAGCTGAAAGTAAAATATCGTTTCCTAGTTCAACTTGTTGAATGGCTGCTACATTATATGATAAAGGATTAGCTAAATAATTGGTACCATATCCTGCTCCTGCAACTCCCCCTAATGCACCAAAAAATCCACCCCATCCAGCTCCTAAACCAACGCCACCACCATAATAGTAAGTAGCAGAGGCAGGAACACCTTGGTAAAATACACGTTGAATTTCTAAATTACTTCCTGAAATTCCGTTTTGTTGAGCCCAAACATCTAGATCATAGTCTTGAACTGAGCCAGTTAAAATAACTGAACCTGAATACCAGTTTACGTCTCCACCAGAGCCGGCTTCAGTACCATATTGTTCTGAGATGCGGATAATATTACCCATATTAGGGGTAATTTGTGTATTGTTTAATACTGGAGTAGTGATGGGTAAGCCCTCAATATTAAGCATATTTTCCCTAACCTGGTATGCATATAATTCATTACCATAAACTGTTACAGCTTGTTCAAAAGCAGTGTAAAAATTTACTTGTTGTAACTCTACGTTTTCAATAGGCCAACCTAAACTCTGAGCGCAGTACTTTGATACTTTATCTGCGTCTACTTGGAATTCTGGGTCGTAATCATAAAACCCAAAGGGAGTATCTCCAGGGAAAAAAGAGGATGAACCGGGCCAAATAGGGATGTTTGCCATACGTTTTTATTATAAATATGACAAAAAGATATACTTAATTAAATCGAAGTAGTTATTAAGTTACCAGAATTGTCAACTGTTACTCTATATCTTGAACCCCCTGAGGATTTTAAGATAATGCCTTTACTAGAATCTGTGATTTCAATATCTTGGTCAGTTTCTATTTTTCTGTTTACATCTATAAGAGATGCTGAAATAAATGATATATCAGGTAAACCATCATAACCAAGTGCTCCAAATGTTGAACTGTAAATACCAATTGTAGATTGATTGACCCCTTGTAAAAAACCTTTTATACTACCAAAAGAATCGTTACCACTTTGCCCCCAGTTTAAACTACCTAAAATACTACCATTACCCATTCCTGATCCTGTAGTATGAATAAATATGTTACCAGCATACCCAAATTGGGTTGCGGTTGTACTAAGATACCAGCTATTTGGACCTGAACCTTCAGTAGTAAAATTAACGCCAGCATTTTTACTAGTGGCCTTTAAAGTAGTATTACCAGAATTATATACTTGAAAACCTTTAATATCTCCTGAAAGGATTGGGTTGTCTGATCCTGAAATAATTAAAGAACCTGTGATAATAGCTGAACCTGAAAATGGGAAAGCAGATCCACCACTTGAACCTGTATTTACTGTTAAATTGAAAGTTGAACCATCACCTTTAGTAAATGTAAGGGTATTTGAATTTACACTACCAGTTACCATAAGTGAACTAGTTGGGGTAGTAACAGCAGAACCGGTTGCAACTGTTAAATTGAAAGTTGAACCATCACCTTTAGTAAATGTAAGGGTGTTTGAATTTGCACTACCAGTTACCATAAGTGAACCCGTATTAACTGTTACTGCTGAACCTGTGTCTACTGTTAGATTAAATGTACTACCATCACCTTTAGTAAACATTAATACGTTATTAGTTACTGAACCTGTAATTAGTAAGGATGCTGTTGATACTGTTGTGCCAGTATTTAAAGCAAATGAGGCAGTCGTAGCAAACGAAGCACTTGTTGCTGTTGAAGAAAAACTAGCACTTGTAGCTGTTAAAGCAGTGTCACTAACTAAAGCATGGGATGCACTAGTAACTGTTAAGGCTACATCGCTAATCAAAGCGTGAGAAGCGCTAGTAGATGTAGATGCATAAGAAGATGAGGTTGCAGTAGTAGCATTACCCGCAAATGTATCTGCTGTTAACGTATTAGTACTTGTATTATAAGTTCCTTTTAATGTGTCACTGTCTTGATAGACAGTTTTATTAGCACCAGTGCCAGTTGTTACTAACGCAAGTTTAAAGAGAACATTAGCTCCTGTAGAGTCTACAGATATTAAACTAGCATTAGTAGCATTAGCAGCATTATCAGAATTTAAAGCATGTGATGCACTAATAGCATTAGAAACACTTCCACTAACATAAGAAGCTGTTAAAGCATAAGAAGCAGTTTCAGCATTAGAAATACTTCCAGATAAAGATCCTGTAAATCCCCCAGTACTAATAACTGATCCTGAAAAAATTGCGGGACCAATATTAGTAAAAGTGTTTGAACCAGATACAGTTAATGAACCTGTAATTGAAAAGCTACCAGAACTATTTTCTTGAAGAGAACCTGAAGGGCCTGTGGCTCCTTGTACACCTACAGAGTATACTTTAACTATATTATTTGTATTACTTGCTACTACTTGTGTCATTAGTATGAGGGTCTTGTTACATCTTTAGATAATTGAACATTTCCTTCTAAGAGTCTTATAACAAAAGTACAATCACCACTACCTGAGTAGATAGTTAAATCATATACTCCTTGATTAAAATCTAATGTTGAGGAAGATGCTGCTGAAATATAAACACCGATTGAACCTGATGTAGGTGGAGTTGTGCCGTTTGAACCACTAAAATTTAAACCAGTACCACAAGCATCTAAACTGCTAGAAAGTGTTATATAAACTGTATCTGAGGTGATACTAGGGCGAATTTGCATTCGTCCATTGTATCCTGTGAGATCGATGGGTTCTCCATTAGGACCAACATATTGAAGTTCCGTTTGAAAAGTTGCACCTTGCTCAATAACAAATGAGTATTTTCCAGCTGCCATTTATATTTTTATTATAAATATGGCAACAATTTTAATTCTTCCTCCCGTTTGAGCCAGATGTATTTAAAGATATACCTTGTTCAGCAGCATCATCATAATATGATATAAGATCTTCTACGATTGGGTGACGGTGGTTTGTCTTAAGAGAAATAGCACACAAGTCTTTTATCTTTTTAGAGGCAGTATACAAAAATCTAAAGCCGGATTCTCGCTTGGACTTTAAATCCACTTGATTATCGTCTCCACAAATGATCATCTTACTACGTAAACCTAAACGAGTAACAATCATTTCCATTTGCTCGTGTGTTACGTTTTGTGCCTCGTCCACTATTACTACTGAATCCATAAATGTGCGGCCTCGCATAAACGAAAGAGGTACTATCTCAATCTGACCCGCTTGTATGAGTTGTTCCACTTTTACCTTGTCGTATAACGCGTACATGTTCTGGTATATCGGCTGTACCCAAGGGTCCATTTTTTCGCGTAAATCACCGGGTAGAAACCCTATTTCCTCTTTTGATACTGTAGGTCTTGTGATGATTACTTTTTCAGCTTCTTTCATAAATAGCTTCTCTAGTGCTATTTGACACGCTAAAAATGTTTTACCTGATCCGGCTGAACCGGCTAATAACGTAACTGT